CAACAACTAAATTTAGAAAGAGCTCGTAGTGCATCTTTGGCTGGTGATTTAACAACAGCAATGAAAGAACTTAATAATCAAAATATTGATTTTAATAAGTTCTCAAACATGAACGTTATTGCTCAAGAAAAAGTAGCTAGTGCTTTAGGATTATCTGCTGATGAATTATCTGATCAATTATTAAAACAACAATACTTAGGTAAATCAAGAGAAGAAGTAGCAGCATTAGAAGGTGAAGAAGTAGCTAAACGTTTAGAAGCATTAGCAGCACAAGACAAATTTAATCTTGCAATGGAAAAAATGCAAGATATAGTTGGTAGAATAGTAGGAGGTCCATTAGGTCAATTAGCTGATATGATGGCTAGTTTAATGGAAAATTCATTTGTATTATATGGTATATTAGGAGCAATGGCTGGTATATCTTTTGTAAAATTGATAGCAGGCCTAGCAGCCTCAGCGGTACAAGCAGGTATACTTGCTGCAGGTGCTATTACAGCTTCTTCAGCTCTTACTTTTGGTGTAGCAGCAGTAGCAATAGCTGCTGGTGTTGGTTTAATGATGGCTGCTTTTACTAAATCTAAAGAGGAAGCAGCACAACCCGTTGGAGATATGTTGTCATCAAACGGTAAAACAATGGTATCAACTAAAGAAGGTGGATTATTTAAATTAAGTGATAATGATGAATTTGCCGCACACCCTCAATTAGGAGATATGATTAGTAATGCTAATAAACAAACCATTGTAGCTCAAGATAATTCAGAAATGCTAAATATGCTTGCTGGTATACGTGATGAAATGAGAAATACTAATAAAGGTGTAGACAAATTATATAATAAAGAAGCAAAAGTAAATCTTGGTGCACAAACTATAGGCACAGCCCAATTAATGTATAACACCAATCTTGCATAATTTAATATTTATATCAAACAATAAAACAAAATAAACATGGGATTAATTAATTTATTATTAGGAGGTGTTAGCAGATTAGGCTGGGGCGGTGGTCCAGTACCATCTAATAGACAATCTAAAGTACAACCAAACCCTCCAGGATCTCGCCATGATGAATATTCTATTAATGGAAATCCTAGAATTAGATCAATAGGTGCTGGCTTTGTACCGCCTGTTCCTCCACCATCTAATTTAGAGGAAGGAGATGCATCAAACACTTCTACATATAGAAATTCACGCGGACGTAAATACACTGACAACTTACCTAGATAATGCCAATAATAACACAAGCCGGATTAACTGCTTTACGAAGTTTAAAATACGGAAGTGATATACCAGGTGGAGGCAATAGTGGTGAACCTTATATTACTCAAAAGATACCACCACCATATGAGCAACAAGTACCATCTACTAACCTTTGGTTTTCAGACAATGGTTTAATTAGAGGTGGCTTTAAAGGTGCTACAGTAGCTTCTGCCCTAGATACTCTTCGTATAGGAAAATTTCTTGTTGATCCTCCTCGTGGTCCTTTATTTATAGCAAAACAAATAGGATTACAATTAACTAATCCTAAATTAGAAACTAGAACAGATGCTGTAGGCCAATTATTAGGTTCTATAGGTCCTACTCGTATTTACAATTTAGGTATTAATACATTAGCTCAAGTCCCAGTTAATGCATTTGGAGGTCATATTGTAAGACATGGTTTACTTCCTGTATTAAATGAAGGTCAATTATATTCTAATGTAGTTAGAGCAAATAATGCTCCTGGTAGTTTAGGTGCAAACAATAGATTAGTATTATTAAAAGCTAAATTAGAAAAAAATCCTAATGCAAATATAGCTAATTATGTTAGTGGTCCTGGTTCTGTAGATGGTATTGGTAGAACAGTAATTAAACGATACGATAATACATTAAGTAATCTTCAATATAATAGATACATTAGTTTTAGTGTACCTAATACAGCCGCTGTTGTTACTTTTAGTAACTCAGAACTTTTATACAAACGTCCTGCCCCAAATATTGATTACTTTTTAACATTAGGAGTTTCTGAACAATATAATAATTACAGTAGAACAGCAATAGAAACTAAAGTTGGTATTGCAACAGGTTCACTTGCTACTCCTCCTACATTTGTAGATCAAAATGTCATTAATTATGGTGCTGCTGGTAGAACATATGATGCTTTAAGAAAAGCTCTTGAAAAAACAACTGGAAGCTATGCTGTTGGAATAGCAACCATAGATAAAGTTGGTTCTAATAATGTAGGAACAGGTACAGTAAATAATCAAGGTAATGTTAAAACACCTATTAAGTTTAATTATACTGGTAAATCAAAATATAAAGAAGGAACAGGTAGATTTAAAGATGGATTGCCTTTAAGTGAATTTAACATTGAACAACGCCTTGGATTACCAGGTGCTAATAAAAGAGATGATATAAATGCAATTCCATTATATATTTCAGATGCACCTCCTGGTGCTGCTGTAGTTTATGTGAATGGCAAACCATATAATCCAAGAGATATTATTAAATTTAGAATAGAGGCTGTAGATAATGATAATCCTAGTCTTAGTACTTGGATGGTATTTAGAGCTTTAATAACAGATATAACAGATAATCCTAATCCATCATGGAATACTATAAACTATGTTGGTAGAGGAGAACCGTTTTATATTTACAATGGGTTTGAACGAAATATTTCGTTTAATTTCCAAGTAGCAGCAATGTCTGAGGCTGAATTAAAGCCAATGTGGCAGAAATTAAATTACTTATATTCAAATGTAATGCCTGATTATAGTAATAATATAATGAGGGCACCATACATGAAAATGACTATAGGTAACTATATGTTTAGACAACCAGGTGTGATTAAAGGTTTAACTTATACAATTGATAATAAATCCCCTTGGGAAATCGCTATTACAGATCCTGAAAGAGGTGAAGGAGAAAAAATGTATGAATTGCCTCATGTATTAAATGTCCAAATGACATACGCTCCAATTCATAATTTCTTACCTCGTAAGTTTCCAAATACATTTAATCCTGATCCTAAACTTGCAGGATGGAGAGATTTACCAGCATTTAACGTTGACAGAGTAGATAATAATAATAGATGGTTACAAGATGTATTTCTAAAACCAGGCAAAGATGCTTCAGGTCAACCAATAGTTGGAGAAGAAATACCAGTGTTAAATAGAACTAATCCGTAATGATATATAATTCAAACGACATATTATCAACAACACAGGGTGTAAAATATTATAAAGCAAAAAAATATCCACCTATTCCACCACAGGAAAGTGACATTTATGTTGTTACTGTACAAGGTGATAGATTAGATTTACTTGCAAATACATACTACAAAGATCCATCACTATGGTGGGTTATATCTATTGCTAATAGCAATATTACATTTGGTTCAATGTTTCCTGAACCAGGTATTCAATTAAGAATACCAACTGACTTGAATACTGTTATCACATTGTATAATCAAGAAAACCAACAATAAATGTTATGTCTATATTTAGAGAGTCATTTCCCGGATTTGTAATAGATGAGCTAGATAGAAGGCAAGATGGAATGTTTGCACGTACTCCTGGATTTCTTCATGAGTTAAATACAAGATCTGCATGGGTAAGAATGACTTCAGGCGTTAATACAGAAGATAGTAATAAATTAGCAACACAATATGTTTTGCAAGGTGGTACTTTATTAAATAATACTTCATTAAGAAAAGGATTAGGAGGTAATGCAACATCTACTTATGATAGATTATCTCCTGGAGGAAGTCCAAATAGATTAGGTATTCGTCCAATGCCTGGTATTACTAATGTTACTGTTAATTCTAAAGGTGCTTATGGATCATTACAAGAAGCAACTGTAAATTTTATTGCTTGGGATATAAGACAACTAGAAGATCTAGAATTATTATACATGCGCCCAGGATATACTGTGCTTCTAGAATTTGGATGGAATTATATTAAACCAACAATACCACAATATGACATTTTAAATAAATCAGAAATATCATTAAATGATGCTTTTGCTGAGATATATAAATTGATTGAAAAAAGTAATGGCAATTATGATGCTTTATTAGGATATGTAAAAAACTACAATTGGAGTGCTCGTGATGATGGTGGTTATGATTGTAGTACTACAATTATATCATTAGGTGAAGTATTAGAATCACTTAAATGTAACTGGATTCCAATGGAAACAGTTGCTTTTACTAATTCAGGTATTTTAGGAGGGGTTTTAGCTCCTAATCAAACATACCCTGATAGTACAGGATGGACTCCTACAGGTTATTATGAACAAGGAATTATACCTGGTCTATTAGCTGAGTTGTTTCAATATATGAATGTTAACGCTAATTCTGGAACTAGTTTAAGTTATTCTAGAGAAGTTATAGATCCAAAATATGGAAACAAGTATCAGTTATTTATGACTAAGCGAGGTGGTGATATAGAAAAATTTAATAGAGGAGGATTACCAAGATATTTAACGGATAGTAAACGTGTTGAAGGATATATTACATTAGGTAGTTTTTGTGATTTACTTAATAATTATGTTTTATTAAAAGATATAAAAGATAATCCTTTATCTCGAGTAACAACATATGAATTAGATGCAAATGGAAAGGCATTAACTGAAAAACTTTCAAATGGTGCTGAAGTACCAAAATCTTTAAGATGTATTGCTAGTCCTTTATCGTTATCAACCAACTATGGTATCTGTGTTGTTAGAAACAATAACTGGGGAGGATTAAGCGCCACAGTAACTCAAAATGAGGCTCAACAAGATGAAGAAGAAACAGGCCCACCAGCAACAGAAGTTATCAGAGATGATATAAGAGCCGATATTACTACTAGTAGAGGAGGTGGCTTATTGCTTAACCAAAAAACATTTAATAGTACAAGATTAAGATTTAGAAATAATATATCTGAAACAAATGGTGTATATCGTTTTAATGGTGATGTAGAAGAAACATTAAAACAAGTTGTTACTGATTTAACAAATGCTATTGCTGATGTTAAATTAGAAAAAACTAGTAATGGATTAATTCCTAAATTTATATTTTTAGATAAAAACGGCACAAATAGCTTTTTATCAAAAACAGCAGACCCAACACAATTTATAGATTTTTTAGATTATTTTTATCTTTATAATAATAGAGAAAGAAGCCAAGAAGATAAAATAAAAGATATTCTTTTAGATTTTTTTCCAACTTCAACAGGAAGAAATACTCTTTTTGATATTGGAGGTGAAAAAATATACGACAGTAAAAGAGAATGGAGTAAAGAACAAATAACAACTACAGTTAAAAATCTTTTTACAAAAGCTCCATTATCGCAAAGAATACAAACATTACTTAATCAACAAACTGAAGTAGCTGCTGCTAATGTCGCTGAAGTTGCTGCTGATGTTCCTGGTTTAACAAGTGCTATATTACCATTTTTAGTACAGGATACAACAGAAACTGGAAAATCACTAGGTTATATTAGCAATATCTATGTTAATATGGAATTTTTAGTTGATCAAGCTATTTCTAAAAATGTAGCATCAAATGATGCTCAAGGTAAAAATACTATTGCTATTAGAGAATATATTCAAAATATTTTAAGACAAATACAAAATAGTATAGGTAGTATTAATAGTTTTGATATTCAAGTAGATGAAAGAAATGCTGTAGGACGAGTTATAGATATTAACTTTACAGGAGACCCTTCATTAGATGCTTTTGAATTACAAATTCATAACTTAAATTCCATAGTAAGGAAATATAGTTTTAGCTCTAAAATATTTCCTGAAATGGGATCTATTATTGCTATTAGTGCACAAGACCCATCAGGAATAGGAAAAATGGGATATGATAATGCTACATTAGTAGCATGGAACAATGGTGTAAAAGATCGATTAATACCTAAAAAAGATTTTTCATCAGCTATTAGTTTAGAAGATACACAAAGCCCAGGTTCATTTATACTTCCCTTTTTAACTAAAATATATGCTTATTTTAGTGCTTTAGAAGGTGAAGGAAAAAATAATGCTAATTTATCTTTTGGTGGTTTAGATTTTGCATATAGAGATTTTTTAGCAAATCTTAACAGATTTGACCCACAAAATACTTTTAAAGCAATCATACCAACAGAATTATCTGTTGAATTAGATGGTATAGGAGGTATTGTAATAGGAAATATATTTACAATAAATCAAGATATTGTTCCTAAAGGATATCAATCTGTTTCTGGAAGACAATTAGGGTATTTAGTTGGTAAATTAGGTCATAGCGTTAGTAATAATGATTGGGTTACTAATATACAAGCATACCCTATTATACTAGAAACATCAGTAACAGATCCTGTATGGAAAAAATGGAATAATCAAGAATATACTAATTCTCCTAACAATGTTGTTTTAAAAGGAGCTGATGGAAAACCAATTGCTTCTGCCCCTCTTTTAGATGGTAAGATACCTAAAAATAGTAATATTCCTGTAGTTAAATACTTGCGAGGATTAGGATATAAAAATGGAGAAGTACCAAATACTAGTAAAAGTGGAGAAATACTACTACGCAACTTAAAACTATCAGATGATTCTCAATCCAATAATATACATCAATTATTCCCAGCAGCTGCTACTCAATGGGAAAAACTAGTAGCAGAAGCAAGAAAATCAGGATACAGTGTAGGCCAATTTAATATATCATATCTACCAGGAGCTGCTTATAGAAGTCTTCAACGCCAACAAGCAACTGCTGCTGAAAATCCAAAGGCAGCAGCTAGACCAGGAACCTCTATCCATGGTTGGGGTGCTGCTGTTGATATCCAGCAATTATATACTGCTGTAGGTGGAAGTACAAATCCACTTATAAATGCTAATATAAGAAATAATAATTCTTTATACAAATGGCTTGATGCAAATGCTGCTAGATTTGGTTGGATTAATCCTCCTAAATTAAAAGATGGTGTAAGTGTAGATGAAGCTTGGCACTGGGAATATTGGGGTCCTATATCTGGAGGTGCTATTGGCGCTTCAGAATCAACAGGGACATCATCATCAACTGTTTCTCCTCAATATATTGCTGATTTAATTAGAGGAGCAGCTAGTGGAGCAGGAACAAACGAACAAGGACTTATTGATGCTATTAATTCAATTAAAGATAAAAACACATTTGCAGAAGTAAATAGAATTGTAAATGTTCAAAATATTCTTAATGAAGAACTTGGATCAGGAGATAGAGCAACAACAAATACTATAAAAGCAAAACTTGCAACTCTAGGAATAACTTTAACATATACACCTATTGGAACTTCTGGTGGAAGTGAAGGTGTTAGAGATATAAAAATAGTATTTTAATGAGACAAATACCAAAAAATAGAATTGTTGAAAATCAATACACCAACGGTACTGGTATTGGAAAAAATCTTGCTTTACGTTTTGTAAGATCAAAAATTCCTTATATAGGATTTTATAGTATAGTAAATGGTAGTAAATATTTTAGTGGTAGAACATATGACGAAAAAACATCTAGACCATTAGAAAAATATAGTATTATACAAGCAGCTGCGGGTGCTGTAGCTGCTGCTGGTTCAGTAGTAACACAAGCAAACTCTTTATTAAGTGATCAATCAAATATTACTCGTTATTTTTATAAAGATTTAACTGTAAAGGTTATTAAAATTAAAGAAATAAATCAAAAAGCATATAATGAGTTAACTCAAAAAAATGATCCTAGTTTTCAAGTAATATCATTTAACTCACAAACACAAACACTAGAAGACATTAACAAGCAAATGCCTGGATTAAGAGAATTTTTGGCTACATAATCTTTTATACGTACATTTAATGTACAAAGATAAAGGTTATGTTTTATATAGTCGAAAAAGAAGAACAGTTACAGCACATACCCCCCTTTGATAAATGTTTTGTTCAAATAATTACAAACAATAGCAATTATCATCCTGCTATCGCTGATGTTTCGCTTGTTTATGTGAAACCATTTGAAGGTAAAGGATACATATTTTGTATTAAACATACAGAATCACTTAGTTTAAAATGGCAAACAATTAAAAAATATTTATCGGAAAAAGAGTTATATGCAACAGATGCAAAATACACAAAATACTTCCTTAGCGGTAAAATTAATGACGCTTCATTTCATTATGCGCTACAGGAAAGTGGTAGATTTGATTTTGGTGGATGTGAACCAAATATTGTTTCCAATTTCTACCGTGAGCATGGTTCATTAAAAAACATTAATGAACTTATTCCAATTTCTAAACATTATGAATATTATGAGAATATTTATAGTGTAGTAAAGCCTTACCTGCATAAAAATACCGAAGCCATGAACAAGGCGATTGAGGTGTTTTTTAAAATAGAAAAGGAAGGTATTAAATTAGACAAAACATGCTTTATTAAATATCATGAAGAACATCCTACGCCACATTTTTCAGTTAGACAAGGATATATCTATACTTCTTATAATTTACTTACTCTTACTAGCCGCCCTTCTAACGCCTTTAACGGTATAAATTTCGCTGCCTTAAATAAGGAAAATGGCGAACGTTCCTGTTTCATACCCCGCAACGATTTGTTTATTGAAATTGACTTTAATGGGTATCATCCACGTCTCCTTGGCACACTTGTAAATTATGAATTTGATAAGGAAACAAATGTATACGAGCAAATAGGAAAAATCTTAAACAATAAAGACACATCTAAAGTTAAAGAAATAACATTCCAGAATTTGTACGGAGGTATTAGACCTGAATTACAAAACAAACCATTCTTTAAAAGTATACAAGCATTTACAGACAATTTGTGGGATACAATTCAATATGGAGGATTTATTGATACTCCATCTGGAAAACGCTTTAGATTAAAGGATATTGACAACCCTAGTCCACAAAAAATACTTAATTATTATATTCAAAATTACGAAACATCACAAAACGTAACGCAATTATACACATTATTTAATGACTTTAGACCACTAAAATCACGCATAATACTTTACACGTATGACTCTGTGCTTATTGATGTTTCGCGCGAAGAACGCGATAAAATCAACGATATAATCGCAAAATTACAATACCCTGTACGTATAAAAACCGGAAACAATTATAACGAATTAAAATAAATATTATGGTTACAACAGAACAATCCATATTTATGACCAGCTACAATTTTGAAAACATTGTTATTGACGAGATGGCTGGAAATAAATTATTTTGTAC